AGCGCCCCCGGCCACCAGCAACCGATCCCTGGGGAACGGGGCTGTAGCACTGGGGGGCAACACTCTCAGCCGTCCGGTGCTTGATCGTGTCCAGGGTATCTACCGTCGGGTTCCAGCCCGGGAACTTCTTGGCCGCCAGATCCCGCACATACTTGACCACCGCACCCCCTGTTTTGAATACCCCAGCGTCCTGGAACTTGGCGGGTGCCCCAGAGATGGAGACACCGTGGTGGGAGATCCGAAGTTTGAACCCTTCATCTCCCACGCACTCGACCTCAGCCTCCCAGGTGGCATTGGCCAGGTCGTATTTCAGGATTGCTCTCATGGTGCCCTCCCCGTGCTAGGGGCTCCCGAAGTACCTCTGAATCACACCCTCCAGAACCTTGCAGTCCTCAGCGTTGAGCTTGTTCAGCACGCTCAGCCGGGCCGCCCGGAGGGGGTGGAAGGTCTTCATCGCCAGCGCCCACTGAATGCAACGCCTGGTCGAGAACGAACACGAAAGCTGGTCATCACGGAGCTGGTCCCGGACCTCTTTGGCGATCCTCACAATCGCCTTCACAAAGTCCCTGTCCAGCCCGGGGGCGTTCCGCGCCACCACCTCTTCCTCCAGCTTGGCATCCATCTCGGTGACGTGGATGACGGCATCGAACCGGTCCAGCGTCGCCTCATTCATCCGGTTGGTGCCGGCATACATCGTGCGGTGCCGGCCAGCGATCCCGATGCTGTTGCCCGTCGCAAAGAACATGAACCCCTTGGCCCGCTCGACCACGGTGGCCGCCGCATCCTCCAGCGTCAGCTTGCCGCCGCGCTCCAACATCTGTTGGAGAACCAGGAGCACCCCGGGCTGAGCGGCGTCCATCTCATCCAGAATGAACCAGCCGTAGGGCTGGGTCATCATCTTGGCCAGCGGACCCCAACGATAGGTCAGCATCCGGGTGCCGTCCACCTCAGCCGGCATATCCCGACCGATCAGAATGGCCGGGTCACTCTGTCCGTTGACGTTGATCCGGCAGCAAGGCCGGTTCAGGAACGCAGCGAGCTGGACGATCAACGAGGTCTTGCCATCACCAGTGTCCCCGACCAGCAGGCAGTTGGTGCCGTTGTTGATCGCGTAAGCGACCTCTTCACAGAGGTCCTGTCTGAACACATAGGTCGGATCCACCTTGGGGATCAGCGGGTGGGTGAAGCCCACCAACTTCTCCAGCTTGACGGTGGTACCGGGAATGGTAACCAGCTCGACCTTGATGGCGACGGGTTTCTTTTCCATGGGATCTCCCTTCTCTCACCTTCCAAAACCAGCATACGCCATTTTGCCGTAGGTGTCAAGGAAAAAACGCAATTTCTGGAAGATTTTTTTCACCAGCATTCCCGGTTACTTGGAGCCGAAAACCAGGTCTCGGCACACCGCGTTGAAGTCCAGGGTCAACTGAGCCGCCTTCGGGGCCGGAACTGGGGTGGGGTAGCTCGGGGGCTCATCGGTCAGCGTGATCCCGTCCGCCTCGGTCTCCAGCCGCGCCTCTTTGCACTCGGCCAGGTCCGCCGCCCGGGTCATCGCCGCATCCGCCGCCTCGACCAACGCCTTCCCCAGGAACCCCACCAGGACCTCCCCCTCCTTCTCAGGGGCGCACAGAATGAAGGTCTCGGCCTCCGTCGCCGGCGCACCCCTCAGCGCCGCTGCCTGCTCTCGCGTCCAGGCCAGCTCCAGCTCCCGCGCCTCGGCCTCCGGGTCGAACTCCGGGGTCGCGGGCTCATCGATGGGGGTGATGGTCTCGACCACCGGCGCCACCTCCGCCGCCTCGACCTTCGGGGCCTCCAGCGGCAGCTCCAGTGTACCCGCCGGTCTGACATCCGGCTTGACCTTGGGAGCCAGAGCCTCGGTCGTGACCCCAGCCGCCGCCATGGTCGCCTTGGTCTTGTCCGCCTTGCTCACCCACCGATCCAGGTGGGGGAGCGTCATCTTGCCGTCGTTGGCCCGGCAAAAGTTGACCAGCCGGCCCAGCTCATTCCACCGCAGCCCAGTGTTCAACCAGCCCGTCCGGTGGTAGAACCTCTCCAGCTTCCGAACGTCCCCCTTCATCCAGTACGTGCGGCGCCTGGCGCTCCACTCCAGATCCGGATCCGCGTGGATCCGGTCCATGGACTCGCGGAGCTTGTCGAACCAGTTCTCCTCGAACCCCGTCTCTTTGTGCCACGCCTCGATCAACAGCTTCCGGATGGCCTTCCGGATCTGGGACTCCAGAATCGCCTTGGCTGCCTCAGCCGTCTCAGCTCCCTTGACGCTAATGCCCCAGGTCACGATGCACTCGGAGCCACACTCGACCGCGCTGCCGCCCGCCTTGTTGGCGACACGGAACACCCAGCGGATGGGATTGTGACCACAAAGCGGGCAGGTCCCTGGACAGCCGGGACCCAGATCGATGAGGTAGTTGGGATCGGCCTCGAACTCGGCCTTGACCGCCGCCTCGAAGGCGTCATCGAAGGTGGCGTAAATCACCTCGACGTGGGCCTGGAGCACGTTGGCGAAATCCCAGCCCGCCTCTTTGGTGGCCTCCAAGGCCTCGACCAGGCCGGGCGTGTTTCTGGCCACAGCACTGTGCAAAGCCAGGTTCAGGGTAACTCTCTTGTCGTGGGCATTGAATCGGGGCATAGGCACCTCCAGGGTTTGTTTTCCCTCACTCACAAACCCAGTATACGGCAAGGTGCCGTACTTGTCAACAAAAAAAGACCGATTAGTGCCATTTATTTTTTGAGGCCCCCAACCCCTTAGTTGCTACGCTGTTTTTTCGGCTTCCGAGATGACTTTCTGGAGCAGATCCCCCAGCTCCCGCAGCAACTGAGCCCTCTTTTTGCCCGGATGTACCAGCGTGGCCAACGCCGCGATCAACTGGGCGACCCCCAGGGCGTAGAGCGCGTTTTGAGGCACCCCCAGCAGCTCGGACATCTCCCGGACCCGATGCACCAATGCCTGGGGCAACCTCATGTCAGTCTTCACCCGATCTGCGTGCGGACCCAACACAGCTTCCCGTACCATGACGCTCTCCTCTCCTGGCTCACAATCGAGCCGTCTGCGAAAACGAGGCAACCGATCTCCCTTGAGATCGGAAGTAAGCATTCTCGTGCCGCTGCCACGTCCCCGGATCCTTCTGGGGCACAAACACCAGGCGCGTATCGAACAACGTCGCCAGCGTCGGCGCCACCGCGAACATCTCCGGCCAGGCCCCGTGGGGCTCCCGCTCGCTCGGGCCGTCCCACATCAAATCCACCGCCTTCACCCCCGCCCGCAACAGCTTGGCGATCTGGGTTGCGGAGATTTTCTTGCCGAACGTGCAGACTGCATCCGGCCCGACATGCACCGCGTCGATGGGTCCCTCGGTGATCGCCACCCGAGGGTAGCGCCGGGCCAGGTCCAAGTTGAACAACACCTCGCTATTCACCGCCGCACCCTCTTCCTTGGCCGGGTTCAGCGACTTCAGAAACCCCGGCTCTTTCGACTCCCACATGGCCCTGCCCTGGTAGTAGACCAGGCGGCCATCCTCGTACACGGGGAAGATCAACCGCCCCTTGTACCGTCCGCCGTCGCAGTAGAACAGGCCGAACATCCGCACGTCCTCCATGCCTATCCCTCGTTGTATCATATACGGCAGGGTGCCGTCAATCTTTTTCGTACAGTCAGGATACGGCAGTGTCGGAAGCACCCGCAGCCCATCGACTTCCCGGGCTACGTTGGCTCGGAGGTCCCCATCGATGCGATCCAGTCGTGGGGCCTGGAGACTGGTCTGCGCCAAAATGAACTCGGCCGCTCGCTTGCGGTCCCACCGCTCGATGAACTGCACCAGATCGATAAGCCCGCCCGCGCCCTGGAGCACCTGGCGCTTCCCGGTGCGGGGGTCCGCTGGGCCGTACTGCTCGCACACCCAGCAGTGCCAAGCCCGCCGATTCAGATCCACCACCAGCTTCCGCTTCCCACAGGTCGGGCACATCAGCACCCACTGGTTGGTCTGCGCCTCTTCACCCCCGTGGTCCAGCACATAACTCAGCAGATCGAACAGCTCGACAGCTTGGTGGATGAGGGGGTTCACACCTGCATCCCGTCCGATTCGTTTCGTCCCCCAGCCTCTGCCTGCATCCGCAACTGATGCCGCTCTTGACGTTCCCGCTCGAACTCCTGCAACTGCTTCTGCCACGCCGCCTCACGCAGCAAATCCCGCTCCATCTGCAAGCGTTGAATCTCAGCGTCAATCGCAGCCAGAGTGACCTCGACTCGTGTCATTGTGCCCTCCATCATATTGGAGCCAGCGCCTGCCTGGGAAGCTGGCCTAGTTTGCTCGACTCCGCTCCGGGAGCTGACGGACTGGTCAGACCCGGCTCCTCTTTGACCAACATTCGGGAGAAGTCTGCCCGCACCACCACGGAGGTCTCGGCCTCGTTGTCCCGATAGTATTCGTACAGCAGCCGGGCCAACCCCAGGGTCTTTTCCTCCAAGGTCGCGTTGATGCTCCCCCCGAAATCGCTCACCCGGATCTTGTCGTAACAGTCCGCCACGTCCCGCGACCGCAGCCAGCGGGGCTTGTTCTCATCGCCCTCTTTCGGCCGCTTGGTCTGAGTAGCAGTCCAGACCGCATACCCCCGGTTGGCCAGGCTCTTGAGATCCCGGTAGGCCGCCCGCTGCTTTTCGGTCTCGGTGTTGTAGTGCTTCTCCCGGCCGCGCAGCAGGTCCCCGTAGTCCACGATGACCAGTTGGGGCTCCCAGCCGTGCTCACGCTTCAGGGCTCGGATCTCTTCGTGGACATCGACCACGCTATAGTCCCACCGCTCAGTGAATGCCCGGACCACCAACTTGTTGGCCAGCATCCGGTACTCGGACAGCAGCACTTCGTACTTCTTGTCTCCCATCTCGCCGGTCTTCACCTTGGCGTACAGCTCTTCGGAAAACGCCGCGTCGTACCGGTTCACCACCTGCTTGCGGCTCCCCTCGAAGACGCAGTGCAGGACGTTCTTGTAGGCCAGCCGGGCGCCGGCAATCCCATGGTTGACCAGGAAAGTAGTCTTGCCGGTCTTGGCCTCCGCCATCCAAATCGCCAGCTCCCCGATGTGCAGCCCGCCCTCCAGCACCTTGTCCAGCGACCGGAGCCCCGTCGTGATCACATCGCTCCGGCCATCCACCCCCAACCGCTCCGATTGCCGCGCCGGCAGGGTCGCGCACACCCACTCCCGGTCCACCTGCTCCAAGGTGGTGACCCGGATCTTCTCCATCCGCTCCATCATCAGGTCGTAAGCGTCGGTGGTCTTGCCAGAGTTGTAGAGGATCTTGGCGTCCGAAAAGGCCCGGACGAACACGTTTCGCCGGATGAACTCCACCACCTGGTCACGCAGCCACTGCTCTTCCCGCAAGCTGGCCACCGCCACCACCTCGATGGTAGCCGTGTAGAGGGGGCGGAGCCGGGCATCCACCGTCCGGGTCTGCTCCAGCAACAACCGCAGGGTGGGCATGGTGCCGTACTGGGCTTGATAACGCCGGCAGAAGGCCCAAGCCCACCCCAGGGGCTGGCTCTCGAAGTAGGTGGGCTCCAGGTGTTCGCTCACCGCATGTGCGAACCCGGAATCCTCCAACAACAGCCGCAACAGCGAAGCCTGGAACTCCGACCCAAAAGAGAAACGGTCGGAAGGGGCGTCGATGACCGGCTGCCAGGAGACTGGCTGCCGGTCAACGCCGCTCATAGAAGTGCTGCCGCTCCTGGACTACTGCCTGCTCCAGGGTGATCGTCCCTTGGCGCAGGGCCACTATGTCGAAGTTCGCCACCGCCCGCAGCTCCCGCTCGCATTCCCGCGCCCGGGGGCATCGAGCACAGACCGTGCTCAAGGGGTGATAGCCCATGGTTTCATCCCGCATCTGCGACTGACAACGACTTGATTCCTGGTAGTAGAGGTACCGGGCTTTGATGGCCTCGGTGACTGGAGACAGGTCCCGATTCACATCAAACGCCACTCCCCGCCGCACCTGGCCGGCAACCCGCTCGGCTTCGATCTTGGATTGGTAGGGCTTGCTGACGGGAAGGTTGGGGTACTTGGCGAGGTGCTTGGTTGAGGTCAACTGGTTCCACTGTGGCGGGAAGATCCATCGGCGGGACTCGAACAGACTTTGGAGCCAATGCCTGGGGTCCAGCTTTCGTTCCTGGCACCAGGCCGCCATGCGTTCCATGGCCTGGAGGCGCTCCGGGGTTATTCGCACCCCGGTGATGTAGCTCCCGCCAGCTTTCAGCCGCCTGATGTATGCTGTTTGGAGGAAGTAGTCATTGAAGTCCCTGAGTAGCACCTGCGCCAGTGGCATGCGCCGTCCCCTATCATAGTTGCGGGATCCCCTTCTGGTCTCCCGGTTCGATGGTTTTGATTGCGTCCTTGTAGACCATCACCTTGTACCCATTTTGGAGCCGCAGCCCAAGCGTGTACCTGTCCACCCACAGCAACGTAGCACGGATCCCGGCCTCCCCGTTTTTCCAGGAAATGCACACCATGCAACCCTTCATTTCATCGAACATTCGGCTCTCGGGGCCGTAGCCCCGGAGCTTGTTCACAGGGGCGGATTTTCCAGTTTCCATGTCGGATCCTTCTCCGTGACCTGGCCGATGAGGTAGCGGATCACTCGATCCAGCTCCTCAACCTCCAGCGTTTCTTCCTTCATCTGGGGCACTTTCACCTGTTCCTTGGTGACCGGATTGAAGACCACCTCCAGTCTCCCACTGGGCTGCACCGCCCGATGGTCTCGATACGCCGCCACGATCTGAAGGAAGGCCTCGACACCCGCCGGCCAAGGCAACGCCTCGACCAGCGCCATGGCATCCAGGACCAACCAGCGCCGGCCGCTTGCCTCCAGCCACCGCTTCAGGTGCTCGGGGCTCTGCATGGCCACCCGCATCTGGGCCTCACTGCGCTCCTGCGAGGTCATCTTCCTCACGCTTGGCAATGTCACGTTGGGATCGGTGGCAGACATGGATCCTCCGGAAAAGAAGGCCCCCAGGCTCAGGGACATGAACCTGGGGGCGTAGGCGCCTGCTACTCAAGGCAAGCAGTATCCTCTTACCACAACAAAACCTCCAAGGAAACCCCTTGGTTCCAAGGTCCCCCTCCGAGGGCGGTCAAAGTGGGGGGAACTTTTCCCAGCCACCCGGAGGGGGACTATCGTGTGCCTCAACTATGATTACTCCGTTCCAGAGTTTTTGGTCCAAGATTTTTGAGCCACTGGGGGAACTGCTGGGGATCTTGCAGCACCTGCACCTCGAAACTAGGCTCCGCGTGGTAGATCCGCAGCCGCTCCAGTGCGTGCTTCAGCAATTTGCTGTGGTGCCGGTCTGCGAAGTCCACGATGATTGCCTCCCGCTTCCCCTCCGCCGCCGTCGCCACCCGGTAGGCGTTCTGAACCAGGGTGACCTCCGCCTTCTCGCCGCGAGCGTACACCAGGGCATCGGTCGTGGGAAGATCGACCCCCTCCCCCACGATGGAGGTGCCGATGAGCACCCTGACCCCCTGGCCGGCCACGAACGATTCCAGAATCCCGGCCTGCACCGGCTTGGGGGTGTCATGGCAAACGAACTCGACCGACCGGTGGGCGCACCCCTCGGGCGCCCGGGGGACCATGGTCCGGATGACCGTCTCCAGGTCCCGGCCCTGCTTCTTGGTCCCGACCAACACCAGGACCCGCCGGCCAGTGGTCTGGAGGTAGTGGGCGACGTGGGCCACCATCGACTGGCGGTAACCGTGCTCGTGGATGCCTGCCTTCCCGTGCCCCGTCGTGAACCCAGTCCCACACCCACGAACGTGCCCGAGCACCGGGATGAACACCACCTTCACCGGTACCAGGTACCCCCGGGCCAACAGCTCCCGGCTCGTGATCGTGTAGATGGCGTTGCTCAGCAGGGCGTGCATGGCCAGCTCATCCAACCCCGACCGGAAGAATGTCCCCGTCATGCCGTAGCGGTAGTAGACGTGCCCGCAGTGGTCGAACACCTCCCGGTAGGTCTTGGCCGCCGCATGATGCCACTCATCCACTACCATCATCTGCCGGCTCTTCCAGAAGTCGGCCGGCAGGTTCCCGGCCGTCGCCGCCGTACAAACCACAATCCGCCGGCGGGCAGCCTGCTCCCAGTCCTTGGACCCCACCAGGACGGTGGCGTAGTGCTTCCCGAAGAAGCCCTCCAGGACCCCAGCCGTCTGCTCCACGATCCTGCTGGTTGGGGCCAACCAGGCAGTGGGCAGCGCCAGGCGCCGGTGGATCTCCGCCATCGTCCGGGTCTTGCCCGACCTGGGGGGCATGTCGAGCACCCCCCGGCCCGCCCTCAGGGCGGTCTCGACGGCAACTTCCTGGTAGTCCCGGAGGGGGATCGTGGCAGTCTCTGGCACGTCGCCGGCGGGGCGGTTTCGGGTGTCGTGGATCCGGTACGAGAACCCGAACTTCTGGCAGAGCTGGGTCAGACGCCCCAGCAGGCCCGTAGGGGCTCTGGGGGCGGGGTTGGCCTGGGTGGGCTTCCGGATCAACCGGATCCAGCCATCCCAGCCGTCCTGAGCGACAAAGCCGGCCTCCATGGCCAGAGCGACCTGGGTCGGGTAGCGCAGCTCCTGGTCGAACACGTTCAGCAGGAATGGGGGTGGATGTAGGATATGGGTCCAGCCGTTCTCGACCTGGAACTCGACATCCTCTCCAGTCCCCAGGGAGTAAGTAGCAGGTGGGGCGAAGCCCTGCGGGTTGGGGGCGAAGCCCCCAAACCCGCTGATCTCCACCTTGTTTTCTTCAATCGCTTCAGCCATTTACCTATCCTTTTGCTTACCTCATCGATTTTCAATTTCTCCTGTAATATCAACTACTTGATTTTTTGCCCCGTGCTTTAGCTGATCTAGTTCTAAAAGATTAGTAAGATCAGCATATTGATCACCGTGGGTAGTGAAAAGTCAAAGTAGTCACCATCGTTCAAACTCCGACCTCGGTTCGCTGTCGGCGTTCGGTGGCCGCTGACGGCCTTTCGCCGCTTCGGAGGTCAACCTTTCACTGTGGGGGGACGTTGGAGGACGATCAAGTCCTCACTCTATATAACTCCGTTTGGACCCTTTTGGACCAACTTTTTTCGGGGGGCTACTTGATCCGGGTGGCCAGCTCGAAGATCCCGTAGGTCACCCCGAAGGTCCCAATGACCGTCACGGTAATCACGAAGGCGGGGTGGGTGTACCAGGGGGGTGGCTTCTTGGCTTCTTCCAGGCGGTCCATGAGCAGTTTCTTCTCCGCTTCCCAGGTCAGCTTCTCATTCCCCCGGAGCTGCTTTTCCAGGGTCAGGTCGATGGACAGCTTGGCCTCGGTGTGCTTCAGTTCCAGGCTCAGCCGTTCGTCACAGTAGCTGGCCTTCTGTCCCAGATCGATGGCCAGGTTGGGACTGAGCAACTGCCCCGAGAATGGGGCCTGCTGGCCCTTCTCCATAGGCTGGGCGCAGCGGGATGGGTCCCCGGGGGCACAGGTGGCTGGGAGAGGGTCCCCAGCCCTTCCTGGGGCTCCCCAGAGGGTCAGGCTACTGGCCAGAGCCAGCACGAACCAAAAACTTGGCCAATTCTGCCGGGTTATCCCGTAAGGCATCGGCTTGCTCCTTCTGGCTCTGATTCAGGGCCTGCAACTCGGACTGGTACTGGGCCTCCACCCAGGCTTTGGCCTTCTCTGCGCCAAGTTCCGCCTCTTTGAGCCGGGCCTGGCCGGCCGCGTCGATGGCTTGCAGCTCGACCTTGGTCTGGACGATAGGGGTTCCCTTCTCCCGGCGCTTCCGGAACAGCAGCCACCCCCCGATGATCCCCAAGATGATGAGGGGGACGGCCCAGTATTTCTTCAGCCACCCCCAGAAAGCCTTCAAGCGGGCGATCATGCTTTCCCCTCGGTGGACTCCAGAAGTTTCCCATCGGAGGAAACCGCCTCCGCTCGGGTTGCCCCCAACCGAGTGGCCAGGTCATTCAGGGACAGACCATCCGCCGGTGGCACCCCCTTTTCCTGGGACTGCTCATGGGTGTGAACGAGCAGTTGGCAGAACGCATCCTTCTTACCGACCAGTTGCTGGAACTGGCGCTCTGCCATCGTCAGCTCCGCCTTCAGCCGCTGGATCTGCTGGGCCTGGTTGGCGATCTCCTGGAGGGTCCCGCGCAACCCATCCAGCACCGTCTTGTCGTGCGGGTGCGTGAGCTGGATCTTGCCATCCAGCACTCCGCTCAGGAACTCCTGTTTGTCTTTCTCCGTCATTTTCGCTCTCCTCCTTTTACGGGGGGCTATCAGCCCACCATGGTATTGAAGAATGGGATGTACCTGGCAACCCCATTGACGTAGACCTTGATGAACCCCTGGGAGACGGTACCGCTACCAGTTCCAGAAACCCCATTGATCGTGAACGAGTCTCCACTGTTCCCCAGCGTATAGGCGCTGGTCAGCCCCAGGTGGCTGGGTGTGGTTGGCACAGCATCACCACCCACAGCCAAAGCCCCTGCAACAATCACCTCAGCGGTGGTAAGGGTGATGTCATCAGTGGAGCTGAGGTCTATTGTGGCAATATCATACTCACTCGATGCCCCACCTGCGGTTTGCACGATCAACCAGTCCCAACGGTTGGCATACGTGGCATCGAAGCACGCCCACCGCAGCCGATCAGTGTTGCCCGACCCCGGGTAGTTGAGGAAGAGCCCCCAGTTTCGGCAGTTCGCATCCACACCCGTATCGAGTTGGCGCATCCAGATCACCGGGTCAACGCCTTCGGCCAAGAGAGCGGCATCCCAGGAAGTAGTCAAGCCGCTGTCCTTCCGGGCATGCACCATCCCCTTCATCTCCAACAACCCGCCATAGGTACTCACCCCATCTCGGGAGATCGCCATCACCGGCACAGCACCGCCCTCGCTGTCATTCAGACCATTGAGCACAAAGCCGCTGGAGCCGAACCGGAACTCCCACCATTTTTCGTCAGTGCCCCCGGTACCGCTTTTGTACCGGGAGAAAACGTCGTTGGCTCCCTCGGGGGTTACTCGTAGTGCTGCGTCTGAAC